CATATCAATACGAACCTTAAACGATCCTGAATCGTATTTTTTATCTTTTTCTAGGCGTAATGAATTAGGAAGATAAGTTGTAGTTTTTGGTGTAAATTCCTGAAGTCCTGTAGTGGTATCTGTACTAGTATCATAGGCATCATATCTATATGTTAATTTTGCAGAAGGCCGACCATCAAGACTCTTAGGAATAATACTTTCTCCATTGAATCGGAAAAAATCAAAATCATGATCTAATATTATGTCTCTTCTAACAGTTCCTGGTACTGGCATAGAATTATCATCAAGAGGGCGCCTATCTGCTTCTGCGCCAGCAGCAATAACAGCATGGCCGGCAGTCACATTAAATTTCGCCCTTCTGAATCGAAACATTAAATCCTTGTATTGATCTGGTTCCCATGTCTTTGCATTTTGCGATAAGAACAATGATCCTTGATAATGATTACCGGATTTAGCTACATCGACAGGAGTTCTAGTACCTAACACATCACCCCTAAGATCAGATGACCATAGATTATATTCTCGACTACCGGCACAAATAACCACAAAACAATAATCAGTTTCGGGCTGTAGATATACAGGAGCAGGGAAAGAGAAAGTTGTGTATGAGGCCTCATCTGCAAAATCGGGAAGGCCTTCGCCGCCATCTGCAATTGGAGAACCATCTCTCGTATTAATATCTTCTGGATTAACAGTTACGGAAGCAGAGTGACTTCCTGCTACACAAGGAATAGGCCCAGAACTATCTGGAAACCCATTTACCATTCTACGCAATTCTAAGGTGACAGGTTGTTGCTGGGTCCCTCTAGGCTTAGATTGGAACCACAGATCAACCCCCGTTATAAAAACTCCACGCGGAGAACCTTCTATCGTAAATGATTGTGCAAGAGGATCTACATCTGCATTAATAAGCCCATTTGTCAATCCAGTTCCATTTTCGGCATCTGTCAGCAACTTATCGATATAAGGAACCTTGGCTCTAATAACAGCCGGATCACTAGACACCACAGAAGATCCAACAAAGGAGAATGGAGTTACTGGGTTTAATGGATTATTTTCATCCCACCCATTAAACAAATACAACGCCCTCCAGACAGGACCCCTAGGTTGGACCCCATCTTCAGTCGCCACAAAGGCACCAGCATCAGTAACAGTTACATCTGTAATCGACCCATCCGTCACAGTAGCAAATGCCGAACAACCCCCAATATTTCCGCCAACGGGAACCAACCCCGGAAATTTCATTCTTTGTGACTGAAACAAAAATGCAGTTTGATGACAACCGCTTACCTTATGTTTGGCATAGTCAACATAATTACTATGTGAATGAATCTGGCCGCCGCGCGAGGAGTTTCTAAAATGGGCCGGATCACCTTGGGAATTTTTCCATTCATCCCAGCCTCCTACGTTTGTACTTCCATCAGCATTTAATATAGGAACTGGATTATTATCATATGTTCCATCATCTCTTAATGTTCCTCCACGAACTGAACCCAAGGCCGAGTAAGGCCTCGTCGGGAAGCCTGGCTGCCTTGATGGATTAGTGTGCCATGGAATTCCCGCGGGAATATAAGGCATAAATGCACGATTCCATTGTCCAGAAGCGCCGCCTTGTCTAATAATATCAACATCCACAACAAGATGTAGTATTCCTCTAACTTGGTCGCTCTGTCTTACGGCCGTTAAAGCAGCTCCTCCAGTAGTTGCATCGGTACTATATCCAAAATGAAATCCAGAATCAGTTGCAACAGTCATAGTGTCGCGGGTGGCCACCACATCATCAATCAAATGATCTATTTGCCCAGTAGAGAAATAAGGGGCTGAGGCCCAAGTCCTAATTAAGAATGGACTATTATCTCCTCGATCATTTAACATTAAGTTCTTTGTTCCTGTTTTAAATTTAGTAGTGGCATTACTAGGAACATGAAACGCCCCAAAAAACTCTCCAATATAAGAAGTGTGTATTGTTGAAGTTCCAAATGATTCTGGAGCCCCTAATGTATAATAATCTTGAAGATCATCATTCGGAACTCCATTTGCATCTACTCCTTCCCCAATATTATTCACTATACGTTCATCTCGTTCGCCAGTCCAATCTACATGGGCCTCTCGCGTTGAGGCATCATATGCATCAATAATGCCATGTTTTCCTGCATTTTTTCCTTTTACGATTTTAATTACACAGGTAGGCAAACCCGAATCTTCTTCTCCGGCCCCGCCCTCGGCCCCAGCAGGAATAGAGAGTGAATTTGAAAAAGTCTGGGCCTCTGGAGATAATTTAATCCATTCTCCAGACCCTATCCTTGCGGGTGTCGTTACAGCCATGACATATCCGGATCTATGGTCATAACTGTTGTTAATGTTCTGTGGAATTCCATCGGATATCATCGCAAGACTAGTAACCGCAGTTTGCTCCGTGTTATTTCCGACTAATGTTATACCACGCGAATAAAATTTATTAGTAGGATTAATAGATCCATGCCTAACGTCTGTAATAAATGCAGTATTCCCTCGTACAGCCACTAATTTAGCACTTGAAGTTTCTTGGCCTTGAATAAAAATTCGTTCTTGTACAAATCCTGATTGCCCGCTTCTCTTTCCAAGTTGACAATCGGTATCAAAGCGAACCATGTCGCAAGAAGAAATATATGTATCAACACCTATTCCTCCAAAATGACCATGCATTGAAGTATAGGGCTTTAAACCAGTTGCCGTAATGGCAACGTCCCTATTTCTCATAAATTGGGCCACTTCTGCTCGTCTAGTAGAATTTTCGTGCCTAGTGATGACAGACTGCGGAACGCTCATAATAGTAGCAAAGGTCCGAACAAAAGTATCTGCAACTTCTAATGTAAATGCCTGAGGCTCAATCATAGTTGCATGAAAGGCATCTTGTGTATCACCACCTGTTCGGCCTCTTCCAGAACCCAGGCTCGCTCCGGAGATTACAAATTCTTCTGATGTAATAACCGCAGGATTTTCTGAAGTACCAAAATTCTCTTCCCAACTCCCATGATTAGTTTGGCTAGTTCCTGCACTTAAATTTATAACCCCAGGCTGACCAGGATTATCACCAAAGGCTAATTCATCCAACGCACCTGTTAAATTCGTAAATTGAACTTCACCGGCATCCAATAAATCAATAAAATTATCATAATTTGGATTTAGTTGCATAGATCCTTTATAACTATGCCTTGAGAATGGATTAATATTTACTCGACCATCTCCTTCTCCATTAATATTTAAAACTCCATCCTCGTCATATTCATTTGACTGAGTTGCATGAGATTGCTTAGGGCCATCATCCCAAGTCACTTCGGTATAGTCTAAAGTAATCACTTCATCTGATAACCCAGAGGTTGTAACTTGACCTGAATCTGTCTTATTAAACACAAAAGGCGAATAAATAGTATTTGCCCCAATAGCTGGCCTTAGGTGCCCTCTCGACTTATTCATTGCATAAGTATATTCTCGGTGTCCATAAGGAGTGTCATGAATAGTTTCTCCCAATAATGGCCGAACGGTATTAAAAGAATTAAAATTATCAGTTAAAATACCATTTTTAAATCTATCCAACCCTTGCGAATCTAAAACTACTTGATCTTTTGCCAGCCTCTCCAATGAATTTAATGCCACATAATACTCTAGATTACGGACTCTCTTATCAATCTTTGAAATATCCTTCATTGTATAGCGTCTATTTTCTACCGCAGTAACCAAAACATGACTCTTATTAAATGAATATGGAGGATATACAACATTAAACAACACCATTCCATCAGGATCATTATCAGAAGGCCTAGGAGTAAGACTTTCAACTCCCTTTCGAGCATAGATATTCCTATTCTTATTCAGAACAATCTTATCAACCCTACCATTATACGACACTACTTTAAATTTAGGAATGACATCAGGATATTGACGTATATCTACGGCTGTACAATCGATAGGAATAGCCACATTTTCTGCAATTGGATCTGCACGAAGGTCTGCATCTGCGCGCCTAGGCCTAAAATCTAAAACATCTCGCAGCGAATATCTTGTGCCTTGATATGGAGGAATATTTTCATATGGTATTTGTAATGGAACAACGGCCGAAGTAATAGTGGCCGTCTTACTTGTTGCCGCATTCATGTCCACAAGATCATCACTTTGAACAAAATGAGCATTTGTCTTATATGGAACTATATCAACTAGTTTTATGTCATTTCCATCTACATCATGGACGCGGCCCATCACTCCTGAGTTATTGCTACGCAAAATATCACCAACAGCAAAATTATGAGCGGCTGAGACAGTAAAGTCTTCTGTATGTTGATAAGAATCAACAGAAAAATATTTAGGCTCAAACCCAGAATCTCCAGTAGCAACACTAGAATTTGCATGGGAAAAATAATCAAAAAGAACAAGACAGCGCCCATTAGCCGCCTCTTCTCCTGACTTCAATATTAAAGATGCGTGGTCATATATGTGATTCTTTTGCCCAGTATCTAACCTATAACGATTACTTACATCATAAGCATTGAGGCTATTCAATAGACTTGTATTTCCATTGGCCAAGAGCTTAATCATACTATCAGTAATTGCAGTACCAAGGGTCTGTGTGTTCAAAACTTTATAGCTATACACATCGGCAATACCTAAAGAATCTCGACCCCCTGGAACTTTATTAATGGGAATCTCTGTCAGAGCATTATTTCCTCCTGCATTTGAAATAATCATTTGCCCATTAGATAAATTATATGCTCCTGCCCCGCCAGAAGCAATACCAGGAGCAAGCCCTAATGAATTAGCCGTAACCAAAGTTTTTGTTTTTGGTGAAACATTCTCATGAATCACAGTCGCAATAACATCATATAAATCGCCATTAGTTCTACTATAACCTCCAGTTGTAGGAATAGTAATAACTATCTTATGATTTGCTGCAATTGCATCAGGCGTTTTAATTACTACTGATCCTCCGTCGTTATTAACAAAATCGACAACTTTTCCGGTCGCTCGATCTACAACGTGGACAAATTGATCTAATTCTTCCACACTTAAAGTGTTATCACCGCCGTCATTATAAGGATACCATCTTTGAGAACCAAATCCCCCAACATATGAAAATAAATGGCCGACCATTGCCTGTTCAATTATTCCTGACGCGACTGTCAGCCCACTAATCACTCGTTGAGAAGAAAAGTTAGTATTTGCATGAGTTCCTTGAACAGTCTTAAATGTCTTGACAGCCTGACGACCAGTTGCTCCTAACAACTTCGCGCCAGTAGACCCCCTCATAATAGTCTTTCCTTCTGCTCGCTGCCCGGCGTAAATTCCCCCCGCAATAGCCGTATTAAAGTCGCCTAGACTTCCTATTGGAGAAATACCACTAACTGCATCTACATTCCATAAAGTAGTAAAATTAGGAGTCGCGCCCTTTACCTTTCCTTCAAATTGTCCACCTTGGTCATACTGAGATTCCATATTCAAAATATAACGAAGGTCTGTTGTAGAATGGCCATTTGACAAAGTGTTTGCATTGATACCCACAGACCGTGCATTTTTAAGACTAAAATCAATTCGATATTTAGTATCCCGAGTAGGAACTGCACTAAACTCTCGGTCCACAAGAAGCAATCCTCGTTTACTCGTTCCTGTCAAATTGGTGTCTGAAATATATCCAGTATCACCAGCTCCTTGAAGATTATGAATACTGTTTGTAGTTGACCCTCCAATATAATCAATAATCTTTCTTCGATCTCCAATACCAGGACCGGCAGTAATTTCTATTGTTGCATCATTATAGGCATCGGACCATAATGCTCTGGTATTTGCATCAAGTAAAAGAAGGCGCCTCGGTGAAATTTTATTTCGAGTAGTTCGTGTAATAATCCCATTATTTGTTGTAAAATTTGGCCCGGCCGGGGCCTCGGCATTATTGCCCGAAGATTGGTGTGATGATTTAACTCCAATACAAATAGCATTACTAAAAACAACCTGCCCATGATCCATATTCCAATATCCACCAGAAACATTAAATCCGGAAATATTGACATAATCTGCACCAGAAGAAAATTCTGTAGGAGTTCCTGTCGCCCCATTATTCGCAAAACCATGCGTGCCTCCATCGCCAGTTACCATACCAGAGGCTAATGTGTTTATAAAATAATAAGTAGTATCCGAAAGCCCATAAGGATCATTGTCTGAATGTGATCTATGTTCAACCGCAATCACATCAACCTGGTTCACTCCATTCGAGGATCCTTCTACATAATTAGCTTGAAAATTTCTTAAATATAATCTATATGATCTTCCTTGAAAGTTTAATTCCTTAGCTTTATCGGTTGCCTTTTTATCATAAATGAAGGACTCAGCCCTTGCAGTACCAACAAGAATCGAATTATACATATTGGCCGATAAAGACAAATCTGAGGCAACATTTGCTCCAAGTTCACTATCAGTAATAGATCGATCTTGCGAAAACAAAGAAACTCTAGATTGCTGATTTACATCAAAAAATCCTTTGGCCGGGGTTCCGCTTGAAACTGTACCTTCACTACTATTATCTTGTAAATCATGAAGTGTAATGTAATTAGTATAAAGAATTGGAATCTGCAATTCTGAAGTTGTAGTTGTTCTTGGTTTATCTAACTCAATCCATGTAATTTGGCCGCCACTATTATCATACTCATAGCCATGTACATATGATCTTCCTCCTTCAATCCCAAAAAGAAATTTATCTGCCCCCTCTAATCGCCCGGCGGGCCCTCCAGTGGCCTTTTCCTTCATTTCAAATGTTGGAGGAATGACAGTATAATTTCCAGTTTGGTCATAGCTCCTTCTGGCCAAACTTTTTTCTAACTCTGCATATATTGAAGTTTGTACTTGGGTGGACAATTTACCATCAATAACTCTTGCAATTTCAAAAAAGGTATTTGTGACCAAAAGTTCTCCGGCCTGCGACTCAATAGTATTCGAGGATTCTATTTGCGATATTGTATTTCCGTCGCCCTTCTTTGTCAACACCAAATCAATTTTATAACGATCCGCTCCAGAACCTGTATAATTACTAAATCCAGAGGCCGGATCTAATAAAGAAATATCGTCAGAAGAAGAAACCATAGTTTCTATAACATCAAACCCAACTCTATAAGTAACATTCGAGGTATATTTTCCTAAAATAATCGATTGTGCATCTGCTTTTACATATCTTCCGTTTACAAAATAGACACCGGGGGTTGTTTCATAAACCGACGACCTCCCGACCGGAAATCTATCTGTAGACATAACATTAGCCGTATAATAAGAGGTTATTGCTCCAGTAGGATCCCAAGTCTGTAAAATAACGTCTCCGGCAACGAAATTAATATCTCCCTCCCACCTAACAAATAAAGTGGCAGGATCTCCAGATGCATTTGCAGTTGCAGCAACCACATATCCGGTCCCAGTAACATTTTCATTATACACCTCATGGCCTCTAATTGTCTTGCCTACAAAATTAGAAACATCAACAATATTACCTTGATAATCATTAGTATTAATTTTAATATAATCAATTCCAGTGGAATCATAACTCTGTTGCCCGCCAACCACCTCAGAACTAAAAACCTTAGATCCCTGTTTAAATATATGGGCGCCGCCACGTTCAATCTGATTCTGAAGAATTGATTGAAGTTGGGTTAGCTCCCGGGCTTGAACTGGGCGCCCAGGTTGAAATAAGATTTGCAAGAATTTTTTATTCTCGTCAAAATCGTCATAATACGGCGTCTTATTAAAATCTACCATTCTGTCAGATTATCCTTTAAAATTCAAATATGAGTTGAACATTGTCGTGTTGTCCTAAATGTATATACCTAGGAACAATATCTTCATGGTATATAATCTCTCCACTATATTTATCCAATTGCCCAGGAAGAGCAGATGAAACTGGTGGATTTCCTTTATATGAAAACTGATCTAAATTGGCCGAAGAAATATATGCAGATCCTGATGGGGTCGAAACATACTGTCCATTTGAAAAAGTAAGCCCACTATTGGCCACCACATTCACTAATGTAACGTGCCAATTTGCTCCTTGGTTTGTAACATTCCAAACCTCTCCAGTTGCGCCGGTATTTGCATTTGTGACAACAGAAGGAGGGCTGGCCGGAAAGGTAGTATTTAAATCCAAAAAAGCCTGTTGCGCCGAATCAAAGTATAAATGTGTCCTAAGGTCATATGATTTTCCACGGGCAATAACAGAATCAGTTGTCAACGGATTTCTTAACAATCCAACATGACGATAACCTTGACCCCATCCAACAAAATAACCATCACCATCGGCCGAGCCTCCTGCCACCGGCAATTTCCCTACAATAATAGCATACTTGGATTGAAGCTCCGAAGCAGGATTTGCCCCATGCCCGCCAAAAGGAGGAATATAAATAGACGCCGAGGCCCCCGAGCCATCAAGGGTACTTCCCGTTTTATCATAAACACCTTCAATAGAAATAGATTCTATATTTGAATAATTAGAACCAATCGTACCTACGGTAATTGTTGTTAAATTTCCAAATCCATTCACATCGCCAATGGCAGTTAATCCCGCACCATCGCCTGCAATAGAAATCTTAGGGCCAATTTTAAAAAAATCACCAACCTCTGCATAATCAATAGTAGAAGATAATGTCACTCTTTTATTGGACTGCGAATAATCAATTATATCGCGTATAGTACCACTAGACCTACCGCTTGTAATCATAATAGAACAATTATTATAAAAATCATCTGTCGTAGAGAGTCCCCCCTCGGCCCTCAAGTCTAATTGATTACAAGCAGTTGTAATACCGGTGGCAATATTTGCCGTTGAATGAAGAGAAATGCCAACCATTCCGTTTGAAAATCCAGTACCCCTATAATATTCTCCAACACCAGATGTATTATTAGCAGGAACCACAATATTTAAAATTGTTCCCGGGCCAGAAGAAATTCCTTTTCCTATGGGAACGAAAGTGGCTGTTTCTGAATTAAAATCTAAATCATCAGACATAGAAATTTCGTACATATATTTCCATACATAACCATCAAGTTCACGATATGTTGTTGTATATCTATGAATAGGCTTTACCGTAGATCCTGTGACATCGCCTCCATTATTATCTAGACATTTATATACACACCTATCATTTGATCCGGCCAGGACATAATAGCCTGTTCCGGTTCCTAATGAAGCTGAACTATCTTCATATTTTTCATATACCACTCCTGAAGCCCAACTATGTGTCTTAATTCCCAAGGCCACTTCATTGCGAGAAATTCTTACGGCCCCGGCCATATGATTCCAAATATCAATATGATTCGTATGAATATCTGTCGTCGTAGGAGGATTGGCTTCATCGGCCCAATGACTTGATTTTCCTACATACATATAAATCGAATCATTTAAAAACGAATTTGCAAAGGCCGAAGCTAGATCATATGAAAATTGAGTTGTCTTTAATGTGGGCACTAGATATTTCCTTAAGGTTTCCTGTCCTCTTATTTATAATCAATAAGGTGTATTATTTGCACCAACTGCCGGAGGAGCCTGATACTTGTATGGATGCTCTTTAGTGGGATCTCCAGAACCGTCCTTATGAATTAGGTTTTCCTGTAATCCATATCTATGCGCCAAATATCCTTCGACAAGCGCAATTTGTACATTAGAAAGTTTCTCATTGAACACGACAACCTCTGCAATATCTCCATCCCAATCTGCGGTACCGTGTGGATATATGGCATTTACTCCATGAAGTCCAGTGTCGAAAATACTATTAACTGATGGGGCCCATTTTCCTATTGACGTAACATAGGAAAGCTGAAGATCATGGTCTAATCCAGTATGACTTAAATCGGCTGTAATATTATGTATCTCAGAGTTTGCAAATCTACGGCCATCGATATGAAAATTAACAAGATCAGATGCTGCGCCAGAGGATGCATTGACAGAAACACCGACAATTCGGAATTCGCCTGAAGTGTTTGCAGAAGAAATATCACCGAAAGTAGAGATTGCCGCAGTATTTGTCTGTTCTATTCCTCCTGTGACATTAGTTGTATTAATTGAGACTGCCCCGGTTTCGCCAATCACATCATATCTAAGAGACATTGTTCCCATGTAAGACAACGAACCATTGGATAACGAATCAGCATTTTTACCATAACCAGAATGAAATATTACCGGATCAAGTGCTGTATCATATGACGTTGAATTAATTGTAAGATTTGTCTTGACCACAGACATAATTGTCCATGTGTTTGAAACGGGCCTCGTAAGAGTATTGGACGCAAGAGATTTCGTGGCCTGAAATCCAGATGTTGGAGGATGAAAATTTGTTGCATCTCCAAGCTCTAATGCAACAGAGTTTACCGTCCCACCAAAAGAAGAATATGGATAGACATTGGTACTCCCCTTTACTGTATTTGCAGAAAATCTTATAGCAGGCATTCCGTGGACTGCATTTGTAATATATTGAGGATAAAAATATAAGTCTCCGTGTGTATTTGCATAGACATGGTGTTTATTAAAACTTTGGTCATACCATGAAATAACATTTGCGCCGTTAATTCCTGGAAGAACAAATGGAGACGGAGTATAAGGAGAACTTGATTGATGAATAGCCGGATCATATTCCTCAACCATAAGCCCATCAATCAAATAAAATGTATTTCCTGTAGTAAAACTACCAGCATTAAAAGCATCTCCCCAGTCTGTTCGGTTAGGAAAAATCATCGCGAGGGCATATCTTGTTGCAGGCTGCCCCGAAAGGTCTATAACTGCCGATTTTCTTTCCCAAGTATTTTTTGCCGAAAACGCTTCAGGAAGATCTGATTTTATAGCCGAGCCGGTTCCGCTTGGCCAGGGGTGTGCCGCTGCTCCTGTTGTGTTTGCTCCATACAGTTCCCATTTCCATGCATTACTTGCCACCGTGCCGGAAGAATCAGTTACAAGATTACTGACTGTTCCATAACAACTAATCAACCATTTTTTATTAGACTCTAATATAATAGGATGTTCATCGTCACCATAATTCACATTTCTTTGATAAGGATTGTATGTAGTGATAAATCCATTCGACATCCATAGGCGAGGGTTCGCCGAACTATGCAAATCTGTAACCTGTAAAGACTGAATCCCACCATTAGGAGGAGTAGAAGTGACTGCATAATCAACTATTAAGCCTTCAGTCACACTTCCTGATTTCATTCCAGATGCATAGTCAACATTTTCCTCAAAAACAGAATGCCCAACAGGAAGTCGGTTTGTGTTAGTTCCAAAAAGTCCATCTGCAACGACATTGTACGACCATTTTCTATACTGAATATTATCTTGAGTGAGCGCATCGGCGCTCCACCATCCTGCAAGAGAATTAACAGAAATTGGAGAGAAAATATCATCAGAAGAGAAAGAAGATTTTTCTGTGACAGCACCACTAGATATGACACTATTGGACAGCTTTGTTCCATATCTCTTGAATCCCGCAGGATGCACAACCTTTTCTACTATAGAACTATAATCCTTAAGGTTTTGTTTAGTCCTAATATCATAGGCATACTGCTGGTAATATGCATTATCTTGTATTACTGCGCTCTTAGTAGAAAGCCTTGATGATTCGTTAAGATAATAAAGGGTGCCCGTCAGAGGTTCTATCGTTCCCATCTCTTCAATCTTATAATAGTCTACATAGAATTGACTACCACCAGTATTAGCATTATCTCCAAAAGCCTGCTCTACCTGAATCAATGGACGAATGTATGAAGTATTTGCATGAAAAGCCGCTGGAGAATAGATATAAGAAAATACATTTTGAATAGGAACAGCTATTGTATTAGAAGACTCTCGACTATTTCCAAACCCAGCCGTATCGGCTATTGTATTTGATCCGGTCGCATAGGCCTGAAATATTCTCCAATCATGAGTCCATGAATTAGCCTGCTGAGTATCAGAACCATAATCAACGCCCACCCCATTCTTATCGCTTTCATAATTCATTACTCCTGACGGAAGACCACTACTCAAAATCCAATGCTCGCCGGCCGTGTATGAACTCCCTTGTTGGTCGTTAAAAGTGATGCCATCTGATCTCAATGCAGAATAACCACTATTGAAATATGGGCCCGCAACTGTCTGAGGTCCTCCAGAATCCGATGATCGCGTAGCAGTATTTACCCAATGATGCGGATCTTTTACTCGTACAGAAAACTTATATAATCTACTAGGGTCTATTTTAATATTAGTAGTATGAATTAACTCCACAAGGTCTTCTGTATTTTGATTTGACGTTAAGGTTGTCATACCATGAGTATTTCCATCATTTCCAATAACCATTACTTTTCCGCCAGAAGCACTTTCATCAGAAACAAAAGTTATCCCGGGATTAACATATTGATCGGAAATAATAGGATCAAGACCTATCGATAACATACTTCGCCAATCAAACCAACGATTATCATAATGCCCTGTATTACTCGAAAACACATTTACAGATTCATCAAAAGCCCCTCCGGCATATGATGGATCAGCAATATTTCGAGAAAGAGAATTTGTTAACGAACCCCTATTATCAGAAATAGCCAACAAATAATTTACATTGGCATATGTAGAAAAATCATCAAAGAAAACAGTATTAACAGGCGATGCGTGAATTATCGTATTCACATGATTTCCACTCACATTTCCTGTATGAATAACTTCTCCAATGTCAAATTCTGTTTGAGTTATGGTCGTGTTAGAAATAGAAAATTTATTCAAATAGGCAAAAGTGACACTATCATTCCTGTCTGTAGGATCGCGCCAAGGATATTTAATATCATCATACACCCGTTCAATACGTTCTACAGTCGCATAAACTCCAGAATTTGCACCATAAATTATTCTTCCAACAATATCTTCAATATTATCTGTGGTGCCTAAACGAACACGCACCTCTGGTAAAAAGGTTCCACCACTTAATGTAAGAATATCTCGGTTTGGATAGTATAATTCAATTTCTTCTCCATAGAGCAATCTAAACAATACCTTAAAAGATTCTTCTGAACCTTTGGCCCGATAAAACCCTAAAATATTTTTATAAAAATTAGCCTTGTCGGTAATAGTTTCTAATTGTTTGGGAATATTAGGAGAAAATTCTGCCTTAAAATTATCAAGAAAACGATCAAAATCTGTAGTATCTAGGTCCAGATACTCCAAAGCCTTTTTGTTAAAGTAAGTTGGGCCCATAAAGTAATTATTAGAAACGGAATCATAAATGCCAGTATTTGCAGACTGAAGATATTCATAATAACTCTCTAAAAACTGAACAAAACGAGGATGGTCAGAACGAACAAACCCAGGAACCTGTTCCTTGACTAGGTACGAAGTCTTATGTGTATATGCAGAATTTGATGTTGCCATTATATATTCTAATACCCCGTTCCGCCACTACTAGACCCTGTTCCCGTATCGGTAGTAGAATAAGTTCCGCGCGAAGCTGTAAATGTTCCAGGGGCCCCAGGCCTTTCCGTAGATGTTAGATTCGTATCGTCAACCATTGTAATAGTCACATCATTAGGATCAATTGAAACAATCTGATTGAATGCAGGAATAATATCATTAAACCCAGGCTGTACTGTTACACTAACCATATTTGTCCCGTCGTTAATTGTATAAGGAGTAAAATTTTGTATATCGACCACTCCGGAAGTATAATCAACTGTTCCTGAATTTTTAATGACAGTTTTACTTCCATCTATATTTGTTTGGACTACCCTTACTACACCATCGGCATCATCCAGGCTACAGTCTAGATATAGATCATTATCGTAAAGATATGAAAACAATGTCGAAGACAACACCGACATATGCCCAGCATGGGGATGGAAAATAGGATTAGAAAATTTTAATAGATAGTCTAAATTCGTATTCAATGTTGGCATAAAATACTTCCGTAGTTTCACAGCCATCAAATGATTTTTAATAGAACGTTCAGTCACATCAATTAACCCACCCAAAATAGAAGACCTAAAATAACTATTAAATTTATTCAACTCATTTTCAGAATAAGTGCTAATGGTACTACTGACCATTGACATCAAATCAGAAGTAGCAATTGATTTTTCTGAAGGATTATACATGACCTGTACATCCAAAACAGGATATAAATAATCGGGCTCTATTAATGTAGGAAGGACAGACACCACATTTTGCTTCTTTAGGATATTTTTAATATTTTCTTTTTGAAGAGCAGAAAAAGCATATCCAGACTTAGGCTTTAAAGAAATAAAAACTTTACCATACTCTGGTGGATTATTATATTCCCCTCCCCACACATTGACCGAATCAACGCCAGGAATGTCATTTAATATTCTGGATCTATAATCCTCTGTTGTCACAGCCCTACTTTGAGATTCATAATTCAACGGCGCCAAAAATTTAATAGAGTCAATAGATTCTTTTTCGGTCCCTCCAGAGGCCGCATATGTAGAATCAGAATTGGCCAATGTTACAGAAATAGATATTGCAGACTCACTATTTTCAATAAGTTTAAAATTTTCAGCGGCCTGAAAACTTCTTGCGCCATTTCCTTCAGAACCAGACAAGGTGGTTATATATGTAACAAATACACTATCGCCTGAATTTAATGCTCTGCCTACGTTACCATCACCAAAATATACCTCATAATTTCCTTGGGACCCTTCTTGGATAAAATATACATTGCTAGTAGATTTCACTTCATTATAATTTACTGCGCCCCTGAACGTGGATCCATTGACGGCAACTTCTACTGTAGAAGTGTCTACATTTGCGCTCTGTATTGTGAACTTTTGTGTTGGGGTTCCAGTAGATATATAAGATTCACTAAAATAAACTCCTTCTTTAATAGGAACATCGATTGCAGTATAATCAGTCCTGGCCCCATAAGGATCAACCAATGTCGCAGTAGCCACTTCTGGATTCAAAAAAGTATAAGTTCTATTCCCCAGAGAAGTCGAAAATTTAGTATACCTAGGAATGGTAAGAGAAGAATATCCTGCCGTGGCGGAAGCAGGAGAAGAAAATGTAACATTGACATTTACTGTGGCCGATCTTCGTGAAGTTGGAGTATATCCTAATTGCTTGGCTCGCGAAACGACATTCTCTCGAACGACTGCACTATCCAAAAACATTTCACTGGCCAACATATTGGCATAGACGCCATTATAATGTGTGTTATAGGCAAGTACATCCAAAAGAACAGACAGCCCAGAACCTTCAAAATTATAGTCAGTAAATTGATTTTGGTTCTGCAAAAATGTTTTGAATGCATTTTTTACTTGGTCGAAATCAAGCTCGGATACCTTTAGTGCTTGTGTAGTCGGTGTGGTTGCCATTTTATCTATTTCTTTCTAAGAATATGTTGGACACTTGTTCTTTAGGTTCTCCCCTAATAAAATAGAAGATATTAATATACACTCCATTTTGTTCCTCTAGTGCAGTAACCTGAACTTTATTTAAAACGACTCTA